TTCTTTTATTTAAAATGTGTATCAGGCGATGATATAAAACTTTCGCTTGACGGTGGCAGTAATTATTTGGTTTCTTTATCCTCTGGTGAGGCGTTTGCATCTTATGTAGACAGTTCTGCGGCAGATATTAAGTTTGATACCACTGGAACATCAACAGTACAATATTTAACGATAACATAATGGCTAACGACAGAAAAATACAGTTTGCAACACAGGTGATCGCAAAGATCGAAGCCCAACAAGCGGCAACTACTGGTAGTCTTGAAGAATATGACCTTTCCAAAGCCGCATATCAGTATAATAAAACACATACAAGCGTTAATAAATCTCTCGGTGGAAATGGATATATTGATGTGAACAGTACCCAATGGGGAGATGGCTGGACATCCATGTCCGTATTAACAAGGACAGCTTGGGAAGATTTTGATGAGGTTTGGAATACTACGGCTTCGGATTGGGACATAGGAAGTGGTGATGTTGCTATTTCCAGTGCAGTCGTTCAGTTATCAAGCGATTCCAGCACAATGGCTTTCTGCTATATTAAGAATACCGGGAGCAATGCTGTCAAAATAACGCTGGAGTATGGTGCTGGATCGCCAACATATCCATTTAAACTGCCAGCCGCAGGAAGCATTCAATTTAAAGGTTATAGCACAAATCTTACAATTGACAAGATTGGAGTTGTCAGGGTATCATCTGATTCTACAATCGAATATGTGATTGCAAAGGCCTGATATGCCGAAGTTAACAAAAACTATAAACGATTTTTCTGGCGGTTTAAATACATTTGGCAATCAGCGTACAATAGCAGATAATGAATTTGTTAAACTGGATAATTTTGCTGTTAGTGAAAGAGGATCATTAAGGACAGCCGGTATTGGCGTACTCGCGACTGCGGATGAAATTGAACCATATCCTGCTACCTTTGCATCAAATCAGCGTCCCGGACACAATCTATTTTCATTTTCTACAGACCGCCACTACAACGGTAACCAATATCATACAGCATACATTGAGGGTGAAAACTGGATTGCCAATGCTGATCATCAGGGTTCAAACAATGTGAATATCTTTGGTCGTTATAATGGTGGATATGAAATGATTGATAATGTGACAGCTGCCAGCGATGGGGATGTTACTACCAATAGTGCGCACGCACTAACAACTTCAAGTTATGTACGCTTTTCAGGACTTGCAAATACGATGGGCGATCTGCTTAATAATACGATTCACGCTGTAAAGACTGTCCCAGACAATACATCTTTAACAATTGAAGAGGACACATCGGCTGGAACATACGGTTCTACGGTTTATGATCTTGTTAAAGGAGGTCAGCCGGGATGGATAGCTCCGGCAGATGAGCCATCTCCATCAGACGATAATAGTACTATAGTAGACTATGCTTATGTTGATGGTGCGTTAAGGACTACGAGCAGTAATTTTTATTATTCCGGGCATAGTAATAAATGGTGGGGATATATAGACCGGGATTTATTTATAAACACAAGCCAGACAGACAGCGTTGCGGCGGAATGGTATCCGGAGGAATCTGAAATAGGGATGCCGGATGCGGCAACCTTTAAAGATGGTGAAGCAATTGGAGCCACACCGGGGAATACGCACACTTATGATCCCGGTTTATTGCGTATATCTGCCGGAACTGATACCGATTTTACTCACGAAAATGATATGGATGGCGATCTTGGTGCGACACCTGTTATCACAATGATAGAAGCTACTATTGAGGTTACTGATGAGATGGGTGGTTCAGGTGCGTACAGCGGTGTTACATTAAAGATTGGAGAATCAGTGGATAGCGGTTCGACTTATGATGGTTCTAATCACCATACATGGAGTATGAGTGGTCGCGGGAGTGCAACACTGACAAAGACTTGGACTGGGAGTTGGGATATTGGGGTTGACGGTACAACAAACGGGATTTTATCAACATTAACATACCCAGCGTCGGGTGTGACGGGGACTATGACGTTTGAGGTAACGTCAATTAGTCTATCGACTGCTGGTGGTTCGAGTTGGGCTGATCATGCACTATCTGGCAACGAAGTCCACGTTGGAGTGGTAGATGACACTCTTACAGGTGCTTACGGTTGGGATACAGATTGGGAAATAGGTGTCAGTTTATTGTATGATAAAGATAACAGGCAGGAAAGTCTTATTCGTAAATGCACAAATGAAACACTTGGGGGAGCTGGGGAAGTTACGTTTGCTTCTGGTAAAGCTCCTGAATTGGCAGTGTTTATAAATTACGACAACGATCATGCCACAAGTTCTAATAACTGGCGAAAGCGTGTTACCGGATGCAAGGTATATATGCGTGAAATAAAAGCACCGGCGAGTAGTGACCGATCTGAATGGTATCCGCAATGTTTCTGTGATTTTATTAATGGAGAAGTTACAGCTTACGAAAGCGGCCATGTTGAATCAGCAACTTATGAGACATCTGGAACACAGCATATATTTTATTTGTCTAAAGCATATTTAATCCGACCACATAAACGATCCACCTATGAGATTGAAACCGGTGTACCTGAAGATGAAGAAGTTACAATGATGAGATATAAAACTTCTGTTATTGCAAATCGCCGGTTGTATGTTGGGAATTTGTTTGTTAGTTACCCTGATGGTACAGAAGTGCGTATGGGTGACACTATGATAAAATCGGTTGTTAATAAATTTGATTTACTGCCTCTAAAGTCTAAAATAGATGTTGCTATCCGAGATGGTGACGATATTGTACGCCTTGAAGAATATGCTGATCGGATATTGCAGTTCAAAAAAAATACGCTTTATATAATTAATATTGCCCAAGATGTTGAATATTTAGAGGCAACATATAAAGGCAAAGGAGTGCCAACTAAATCATCGGTCACAAAAACAGATTATGGCGTTGTTTGGGTAAACCGGCATGGCTGTTATCTGTATAACGGCAGAACAATTATTGATTTAATGGTCAATAAAAGAGGAGATCGGTTGATAGGCGCAGAGGAATGGCGCGGGTTTATTAATGAAGGGGTGGATACTCCGGTAAGTATTGGATATAGTCAGCCGGGCAAAGTTCTTGTGGTGGATGGAAACGCGGATGAGACAACATATACCAACGCTTATGTGTACGATTTCAAAACTGGATCGTGGAGATACCAATCATACGCATTGACAGATAATGGTGTACATGGCAGAAGCAATATGGTTCAGCGGTGGGACGGAGAATTGATGTATGCTTCTTATGGGACTTTTTATACATTCAAAGATGAGGGAACGCGACAGGCTAACGGACACATTACAACAAAAGATTTTCAGTTGGCACCGCCAAATAAGAAAGTAAAGCTGTATAATGTTTATATTACCTATAAAACTACAGATGAGGTTAGCAGTGCTGTTACAAGAGTACGATATGCCACAGATGGTAATAAGCAGTTCTCTCAATTTAATACAATTTACAAAGATGCGTCAACCGTCTCTGTACTTGCTTCAACTTTTAAATATTTGAAGAATGTAGGAACTGTTGTTGAAACGAACGAAGGTTCTGGTGTTGCCGCCTTGGCTACAACAGATACTTTTACACTTGACAATACTTATGAATTGAATGTTGGTGACTATATTATCATCGAGGACGAAGCTGAAATAATGAAGGTTTTGGAAATAAAATCATCTACCGAAATAAAGGTACTAAGAGGGGCGCTTGATACAACAATAGAAGCGGCAAGTGACAATAAAGACATAAGTAGATTATGTTCAGATCAGGCCCGGTTCGAGATTACAACACCGGTGAAATGCAGTAGTGTACAGCTTGATATAATACACACCGGTGTTACCACTTACATGGAAATTGAAGAAATAATATTTGAATACAGGCCGTTATTTAAGGAGACTACATAATGCCGGGACTTGAACAAAGCGGTTTTGATCCAGCCAAGATTGATGATCCAGAAGATTTATACCGGGATGTTATGAACATTAAAAATTCATCACAAAAGAAAATAAGTGTTGAGATTGGTTATCCGAGCATGATGGAGTTGGAAGATGGAGATATTGTTTTCCGCTATCTCCCCGGTCAAGGTATGTTTCTGTATATAAAGTTTAGAAACAAGTTATATAATACAAGGATGGCTGAAGAAGGGCGTACCGGTATAACAAAAATAGTTGACAACACAAGTGGATCAGCAAACGGAGATATACTTGATACTTCTGTGAGTAATACTACTACTGACGACCTTTCAACATTAGCCACCAAAATAAACGAAATAATAGGAAAACTATAATGGCAAACGGAAATTATGCACCATATCCCGATCCGATTGCACCGAGCTTTCAATCATTTGCTGAACGCCAACGGATGCTGATTGATGATGCGATAGCGGAACAGGAAGCACAGGAAGAACGAGTTGGTGGTGTGGCAAAGGCTGGTGCGAAGGCAGGATTTGAATATGACCAGATGTTGCGCGGATATATGGAAGCAAAGTATGCGAATCCTAATCTTACTTTTTGGGAATATTCCACCAAGCCTTCTGTTGGAGGAGCGTTTCGCGCTGAAGGACGTAAAAAGATTGCAGCGCATATTAGTGAAGGTGGGGATATAAAGGATATTCCCGGGGTGTCTTTTGGCGAAAGACAGAAAGCAGGATTTAGAGGCATTTTGGGCGCAGATAAACGCGAACGTGATGCGCGATTAGCGGAAATAGCGAAGGATGAACCGAGAGTACAAAAAATGGCGGAACAGGAGTTGGAAAGCCTAAATGATATAGGAAAAGATGTGGCTGGTGTTAAAAAAACAGTTGATGGAAGAAAGTCACTCGAAGCAACGGAAAGCTTTAAACCAT